TTAGAAGGATCATTAATTGAAGCAATCACTAATGGTGGTTCAACAAATGCATCTAAAATGGAAATCACTTACGTTATAAGAAGATAATTAATTATGGGGATGGCAACATCCCCTAACAAAAGGAACAAAACATGAACTATGGATTAAGACATGGAGTTACACTTAAATTAACTTCAGGATCATCAAACACTAGAAGTGATGCTTTTACAGATGGAACAGAATATATTAGAGTAGTTAGTACTATTGCTTGTCACATAGCAGTAGGTGTAACTCCAACAGCTGCAGTTACTACACCATTATTACCAGCAGATGAAGTTGAAATTATTAAAGTATCAGCTGGAGAAAAAATAGGTGTATTAAGAATTGGTGGATCAGATGGAGAATTATACGTTACAGAACTAACTGAATAATTTATGGGTAAAATAAGATCAGTTGAATATGATGCAGGTGTAAAGACTAAATACATCCAAGAGTCTGATGGTCAATTAACTATTAATAACTCTCAAGATGTAAACCCTTTATTAAAAAGAAATAAAGCATTATACAATCACGACTCTGGTTATATTTCTGGTGCTAAAGAAATGAAAAGAGTGGCAAGTATACCACCTTTAATACTTTCTATATGGGCTAAAGAATATAATGGAACTAATAACTGGTTTCAATTACCTAAAGATATACAAAGAAAAATTATGAGAACTAAACTAAACAGTAATGAGTTTAGATATTTTAGAACAGCTGAAGGAAATTTATAATGGCATTAACAACATTTTCAGGATTAAAATCATCTATAGCAGATTGGTTAAATAGATCTGATTTGACAACTCAAATTGCAGATTTTATTGCACTAACTGAAGCTGACTTTAATGCTAAACTAAGAATACGACAGATGGAACAAATAGATGCTATTACAATAGATTCTGAAACAGAATCTGTTCCTACTGGTTTTATAGGTGTAAGATCTTTTTATATACTATCAGCTAGTACCAAATATGCTTTGGAATATATAACTCCACATAATATGTTTGAGATTAAAGCTGGATCAACAACTGCTAGACCTAGAGTCTATACAATTGAAAGTGATAATGAAACAGAAACTTTACGTTTTGGGCCTTCCCCTGATTCTGCTTATACTGGGTACTTATCATATTATAAAAGTTTTGGAGCTCTTAGCGATTCTAATACAACAAATTACATTTTAAATAATCATCCAGGAATATATTTATATGGTTCATTATATCATGCAGCTAACTTCTTAGGTGGTATAGATCCTAACCAAGTACAACAATGGTTACAGATGTATATTGCAGCTATGGAAAGATGCGAAAATAATGACAAACAAGATTCTTATGGTGGAGCACCTGTTCAACAAAGAACAGATGTACAAACAGACTTATCATTTTATAGAGCTAGATAATGATTGATAAAAAAGAAAGAAAACAATTAAAAAAAGCATCAGCTCATCATTCTAAAAAACATATGAATATGATGGTTAAAGATATGAAAGCTGGTTTAAGTTTTAATAAAGCTCACAAAAAAGCTGTTAAAAAAGTAGGAAAATAATGCAAATACCTTTTGGAGAATGGCTACCTGATCAACCTGCACATGGTATGAAAGGTGCTAACGTAGCAACTAATGTTTATCATGCTTTGGGATCTTATAAAAGATTTCCATCATTAGTATCATATTCAGGTACATCAACAACTACAAAAGATGCTCATGGTTCAGGTTCATTTAGAGATAACTCTAATGTTGTATATAATTTTGCAGCAACTAAAACAGATATATATCAATTAGCATCAGGAGCTTTTACTTCTCGTAAAGGAAGTTTAAATGGCGATGATGATGATTTTTTTACATTTACACAATTTGGTCAATATGTAATTGCAAGTAATGGGGTAGACGCAGCTCAATTTTATTTAATGGGAACATCAACTAACTTTGCTGCTCTTACTTCAATTCAAACAGCAGGAACTTGTCCTTTATTTAGAGTTTCAGGAGTAGTTCGAGATTTTTTAGTAACAGGTAATATAGCTAATGCTACTAACAGAATACAATGGTCTGGTATTAATGATATTACTACATGGTCAGGTAAACAATCTGATTTTCAAGATTTACCAGGATCTGGTGGACAAGTAGTTCATATAACATCTGGTGAAGTAGGATATGTATTTAGGCAAAATCAAATAGTTCGTATGGACTATGTTGGTGGAGCAGTTGTATTTAGATTATCTGTAATTTCTCCAAACAGAGGAGCTGTTTATGGAAGAACAGTATGTCAAGATAATAGACGTGTATTTTTTTATGCTGATGATGGTTTTTATGAAATTCAAGGAGATACTGTAGCACCTATTGGAGTAGAAAAAGTTAATAGATTTTTTGATCTTAATTTAAACAAAGCATTTTCTGATAGAATAGTAGCAGCAACAGATCCATTTAATAACTTAGCTATGTGGTTATACCCATCTGTTAATAATGTAAGTAACACTACAGGTACTTGTGATCGTATGATTATATATAATTATGCTACAAAAAAATGGTCTTTAGCAGAAGTTAATGCTAGTCAAATATTTCCACAATTTGTAGGAGCATATACAGTTGAGTTAATGGATATTATATCTCAAAATCTTGATGATATTAATGCTGCATTAGATACAGATTTTTGGTCAGGTGGACAAATGTTTTTAGGTGGAATAGATGGAGATTTTAAAGCTGCAATCTTTTCAGGAAACTCTAATCAATGTGAAATTGAAACAGCAGAAATTGAAGGATTTCCTGGTGCTAGAACTAACATTCAAGGAGTTAGACCAATAGTAGATGCAGAAGCAACAGTTACTGTAAAAACTAGAGAAAGATTAGCAGACACAGAAACAGAGTCTAGTTCATCTTCTATGGTAGATAGTGGTATCAATCCTGTTAGACAATCAGGAAGATACATAAGAGCTAATGTAAAAATAGCTTCAGGTACAAATTTTAATCATGCACAAGGTATAGACATTGTAGCATCAAAAGCAGGATATAGATAATGGCAGATACAATAGATATTGATAATGTTAGATATTCATTTGAAGCACAAGAATATTTTCAAAGACAATTAGAAGAAGCAGTAAATACATTAGTAAATAAAAATAATACTGAAAGCGATAAAGCATTCAGTTGGTTTATGAATTAGGAGAATCATGGCAGGAACATTTTTAGGAAAATACGATACAACATCAGCAAATAACACAGCTACAGGAACTAATTCAGTTTCAGTAGCAGAAGGAATGCTACCATCTAATATTAATAATGCTTTTAGAAGTGTTATGGCAGATATTAGACAGCATTATAATGAAGCTGAATGGATTGAATATGGTGATGGTGCAGGTACTTACACAGCTACTTATGCATCAAGCACATCATTTACAATTGATGGAGCTAATGTAACAGCTATTTATCATGCTGGACGTAGAGTTAAAGTTGTAGCATCAACGCCAGGCACAATATATGGTACTATATCTAGTACATCTTTTTCAACAAACACAACAATTAATGTTACTTGGGATTCAGGAAACTTATCTAGTGAAGCTATTACAAGTGTACATATCGGTGTATTAGCTAAAACAAATAATTCAATACCTACTGGTGTTATTGCAACAGCTAATATAGCAGATGATGCAATTACAGCTGCAAAAATGGCAGCTAATTCAGTAGACTCAGACTCATACGTAAATGGAAGTATTGACTTAGCTCATATGTCTGTAAATAGTATTGATAGTGATCAATATGTAGATGCATCAATAGATGCAGAACATTTAGCAGCAGATATAATTACTGGAGCTAAAATTGCTGATAATGCTATTGATAGTGAACATTACACAGATGGTTCTATAGACACAGCTCATATTGCAGCAGATCAAATTACAAATGCTAAAATAGCAGATGATCAAATAGATTCAGAACATTATGTTGATGGAAGTATAGATCTTGCTCATTTAGCAGCAGACTCAGTTAATGGTTCAAAAATAGCAGATGACAGTATAAATTCAGAGCATTATGTTGATGGCAGTATTGATACTGCACATATAGCAGATGCTAATGTTACACTTGCTAAACTTGCTGCAAGTTCAGTAAACTCATCTAAAATTGTAGATGACTCTATTGTTAATGCAGATATTAATTCTAGTGCAGCAATAGCAGCAACTAAAATTCATGATGGTACAATTTCTAATACAGAATTTGGTTATCTTAATGGAGTATCTTCTGCTATCCAAACACAAATAGATGCTAAAGCAGCAACATCATATGTTAATGATGCAGTTGCTGGATTAAGAACTAGAATTATTGCAGAGTGTGCATCTACTGCTAATGTAACAATTTCATCAGCTCTTGAAGCTGGTGATGCTATAGATGGTGTTACACTTGTTGCAGGAGATAGAGTTTTATTAAAAGATCAAAGTACAGCATCTGAAAATGGTTTATATACTGCAGTAGGATCTGGTGCTGGTGCAGCATCAAGAGATACACAGTTTAATAGCATTGAAGAACTTTCAGGACAAATGATTGTAGTTAATCAAGGTAGTGTAAATGATAATAAAATATTTCTTTGCACAACTAATAACACAGCTTCATTAGGTTCTGATTCAATTAGTTATAGTGTTATTACACCAAGTAATTCTGGAACAGTAACAAGCATAGGAATAGCAGATGCAGGAGCTGGAGAATTTACAGTAGGCAGTACACCTATTACTTCATCAGGAAATATTACTTTAGCAATTAATAGTATTGCAGATACAAAATTAGGTACCATTGGTACAGCTAATAAAGTATCACTTACTGCCTTGAATATTGATGGTGGAAGTGATATAGGTGCAGATCTAACTACATCTGATTTAATAATAGTAGATGATGGTGCTGGTGGTACAAATAAAAAAGCTGCATTATCAAGAGTTGTAACTTTAATGACAGCACAAGGATTTGTAACAGATGACCCTACAGCCCTTGCAATAGCTTTAGGTTAAATTAATAATAAGGAGAAAATAAAAAATGGCAAACACATTTAAGACAGTAACATTTGCAGCAGAACCAGCTAGTGCTGGGACTCCTTATGTTATGTACACAGTAGCATCTAGCACAACAACAGTTGTATTAGGATTGGTACTTGCAAACATTCACACTACAGCAGTAACTGCTGAAGTAGAATTAGTTTCTACAACATCAAATAGAGGTGGAGCTAACAATGTTGCTAATGGCACATCAATGTTAGTTAAAGATGTATCTATTCCATCTGGAAGTTCTTTAGAACTTTTATCTGGTGGAAAAGTTGTATTAGAAACTGGAGATAAAATTCAAATTGATTGTTCAGTAGCTGATAAACTATCAGGTACTCTTTCTATAATGGAGATTACATAAGATGGCTTATATTGGTAAAATACCTGCACCAGCAGCAATTACTGCTTCTGATCTTGATCCAGCAGTTATTACTGGTCAACCAGCTTTAGCAACTTCTCCTGCTGATACTGATGAATTTTTAATTAGTGATGCTGGTGTATTAAAAAGATTAGATGCTAGTTTAATTGGTGGTGGTGGAAAAGTTTTACA